CCTCTGGCGTGTATTCTACAGTGCTTGCCGAAGCAGCTATCCGGTTCCAAGCAGAAACAATGTCAGAGACGTTTCCAGCCGCTGGCCCAGTACGCACTAAGATCATAGGTGTAGAGGACAAGGACAAGGAAGAAGCGAGTAACCGTGTGAAAGCGGATATGAACTACGAATTGACCGAGCGTATGGTGGAGTACCGCCCAGAGCATGAACGCCTTTTATACAGTCTAGGATTGGCTGGTAGCGCGTTTAAGAAGGTTTACTTTGACCCGAACATAAACAGACAGGTAGCCCTGTATATCCCTGCTGAAGACGTAGTAGTGCCTTATGGTGCGTCTACTATAGAGAGCGCAGAGCGTGTTACCCACGTCATGCGTAAGACCAAGAATGAGTTAAAGAAGTTACAGGCAGGTGGGTTCTACCGTGATGTGGAGTTGGGTGAACCACAGACGTTCCACACCGACATTGAAGAGCGTAAAGCTGAAGAGGGTGGGTACTCACTAACTGACGATGACCGCTACTCTTTATACGAGATACACGCTGATCTAGTTATTGAGGGTGTTGACGAAGACGACGATGAGATAGCAAAGCCATACGTGGTGACTATCGAGCGTGGGTCTAATGAAGTTCTTGCTATACGCCGTAACTGGGACGAAGAAGATGACTTGATGTTGAAGCGTCAGCATTTCGTACACTACGTCTATGTGCCCGGATTCGGGTTCTACGGCCTTGGTTTGATTCACATCATCGGTGGCTACGCTCGTGCTGGTACGTCTCTTATACGTCAGCTTGTGGACGCTGGCACCCTAGCTAACCTACCGGGCGGTCTAAAGGCTCGTGGGTTACGTATTAAGGGTGACGATACGCCGATTGAGCCGGGTGAGTGGAAGGACGTGGACGTGCCATCAGGCAGTATCCGCGACAACATCATGCCGCTCCCCTATAAAGAGCCTAGCCAGACACTACTGGCGCTGCTTAACCAGATTACAACTGAAGGCCGTAGGTTAGGTGCTATCAGTGACATGAACATCTCCGACATGTCAGCCAATGCCCCTGTGGGTACTACGCTGGCGCTGTTAGAGCGTACGTTGAAGCCTATGGCTGCTGTACAGGCCCGTGTTCACTACACCATGAAGCAGGAGTTTAAACTTCTTAAAGCTATCATGGCAGAGCACGCACCCGCAGAGTATTCGTATGAGCCTCTACGTGGGGAGCAGACAGCCCGTAGAGCAGACTATGAGATGGTTGACGTTATACCCGTCAGTGATCCGAATAGCTCTACAATGGCCCAGCGCGTTGTGCAGTACCAAGCGGTGTTGCAGATGTCGCAACAGGCACCTCAGATCTACGACCTGCCACAGCTACACAGGCAGATGATTGAGGTGTTGGGGGTTAAGAACGCTGACAAGCTAGTACCAACCACAGACGACATACGACCTACTGATCCAGTCAGTGAGAACATGAACAACTTGAATGGTAAGCCTATGAAAGCGTTTATCTACCAAGACCATGACGCGCATATGGCGGCTCACCAGTCGTTTATGCAAGACCCTACGATTGCTCAAGTAATGGGGCAAAACCCCCAAGCACAGCGCATGGCTGCGGCGTTACAGGCACACATAGCAGAGCACTTGGCGTTCAAGTACCGCAAGTCTATGGAAGAGAAGATCGGCGCACCACTACCTAATCCTAACGCAGAGCTACCAGAAGACATGGAGGTCAACTTGGCTCGTCTTATGGCTCAAGCAGGCTCTCAGCTTACACAGCAGAACCAGCAGCAGGCAGCGCAGCAGCAAGCACAACAGAAGGCTCAAGACCCTGTGGTGCAGATGCAGCAAGCCGAGCTACAGATTAAGCAGCAAGAAGTGCAGCGTAAGATGCAGAAAGACCAGATGGACATGCAGAATGCTCAAATGGACATGCAGCTACAGGCACAGCGGGATCAGATGGACATGCAGGCTAAACAAGCTGCGCTACAGCTAAAGGCTCAAGAAGGGCAAGTAGACGCGCAGATAAGTCAGGCAGAGCTACAAATTAAACAGCAAGAACTAGAAATAGATGCCCAGAAAGCTGGCGCAAAACTTGCCGCAGATCGTAGGAAAGACAACACCAAGTTAGATCTCGACCTACTTAAAACGATACAGGACACCAACAAGAATAAGGGCCAATAATGGCAACAACCGTCTTAGACGTGCTAAAGAAGAAAATCGAGGATGACAAATCCTCCGCACTACAATTTCTAAGTGGTGGTGGAGCTAAAGACTTCGCCATGTACAAGGAAACCACAGGCTTAATTCGGGGTCTCGAAGCCTGTCTGGGATATGTAGAAGACCTCTCGCGTGATATGGAGTATGGAGATGAGTGAAGCTGTAGAAACAGTTGAAACCAACGAAGAAGAGTTTGAAGCACAATTACCTACGCCTGTGGGCTACAGGGTATTAGTAGCTATGCCGAAAGTAGAAGAAGCCTTTGAAGGTTCTGAACTACTGAAGTCTGTGACTACCAAGCATCAAGAACAAGTTATGTCGATTATCGGCCTTGTCGTTGATATTGGCGATCAAGCATATAGTGACGTAGACCGATTCCCTACTGGGCCGTGGTGTAAGCAAGGGGACTATGTAATGTTCCGGGCTAACACTGGTACTAGGTTTACTATAGAGGGTCTTGAGTATCGTCTGATGAATGACGACTCTATTGAGGCCGTTGTAGCTGATCCCCGTGGCATTCAAAGAGCATAAGGAGTAGATAATGTCGTTTCAAAAAGTTGAATACTCATTCCCAGACGAAGAGAATGATACTTCTATAGCAGTGGAGGATTCCGGTGCCGTCGAAATTGACCTTTCTGGCGCAAAGAGTGCGGACGAGTATGCGAATACTGATGTCGAATCTGAAGCACCAGTTAAACAAGAAACAGAAGCACTGGATATCGAAGTTGTTGACGATACGCCAGAAGATGACCGTGACCGTAGGCCATCTAAAACACCGGCTGATGTCACGGACGAAGAGTTGGAAAGCTACTCAAAAACAGTTGCAACCCGAATTAAACACTTGGGCAAAGTCTACCACGACGAGCGTAGAGCCAAAGAGTCAGCCCAGCGAGAACGACAAGAGTTAGAAGCTCTAGCGCAACGGCTAGTTGACGAAAATAGGTCGTTAAAGGGTGATGTGGGTAATACCCGTGAGGCACTTCTTGAGCAAGCTAAGGTTGTTGTAGACTCTGAACTTAACGGCGCAAAGATAGCATATAAGGACGCATACGAAAGCGGTGATGCGGATCGTCTGTTATTAGCGCAGGAAGAGTTAACTAATGCTAAAATAAAGTCAGATAAGCTAGAAAACTTTAAATTACCGGCTTTACAGGAAGAAGAAACTCCTGTACAAATCAACCAAACACCAGCCCCGGCTCGTGATCCCAAAGCGGAAGAATGGGTAGCCAAGAACTCTTGGTTCCATACCGACGATGAGATGACTGCATATGCCATTGGGGTACATCAGAAATTGGTTAAAAACGGAGTTAATCCGCAAAGTGACGAATACTACGAGGCTATTGATGCCCGTATGCGAAAAGTATTCCCCGAAGAATTCGAGGGTCAGATAGTTGACGAACCTAAAACTAGACGACAGACAAATGTGGTTGCACCCGCTACGCGGAGCACAGCACCTAAAAAGGTGACACTAACGCAAACACAGGTAGCTCTTGCCAACAGGCTTGGAGTTCCACTTGAAGAATACGCCCGACAGGTTGCCCTAGAAATGAGGAAAGTATAATGGCTGATAACAGAATCAAACGTGACAGCGACACTCGTGAAACAAACACACGTAGACGCTCTTGGCAGCGCCCAGAGGTATTACCCTCACCCACGCCAGAAGCTGGATACGAATTTCACTGGGTACGTGTAGCCACGCAAGGTCAGGCAGATGCTACTAATGTTTCCTCGAAATTACGCGAAGGTTGGGAACCCGTTAAGGCTTCAGACCATCCTGAGATCACTATGGTTAATGTGGAGCATGAACGCTTTGCAGAAAACGTAGTTATCGGTGGGTTAATGCTATGTAAGGCTCCTTCGGAGTTGGTAGCAGAACGTACTGATTACTATAACAACCAGACAAGATCCCAGATGCAGTCTGTAGATAACAACCTGATGCGTGAAAATGATCCAAGAATGCCTATATTTAACGAGCGGAAAACAACCGTGTCGTTTGGTAAAGGCGGTTAAAACTTAATTTAGGAGTCCTATCATGGCTACTACTGCTGCACCTTACGGGCTAAAGCCTGTAAAACGCGCTGACGGTTTACCATACGCTGGCGCAACTTCTTCGTACCTAATCGACCCCGCTGGGGAAGGTACTAACATCTTTTATGGACAAGTAGTTCATATCGGTGCTGACGGGTACATTGCATTGTCAACAGCTACTGGTGCTGACGGCACTACTAACGCACTCCCTACTGGAACTACTTTAACTGGTTCTTTAGGTGTTTTCGTTGGTTGTTCGTACATCAACGCTCAAGGCCAACAAATCTACGGTCAATACTACCCAAGCGGCACCACTGGTGTTGTTGAGGCGTATGTTGTAGACGATCCAAACGTATTGTTCCAAGCTCAACTGGACGGCGCTGCTGACCAGTCTGACATCGGTGCTAACACGTTTTTCGCTGCTGTTCAGTCTACCTCTACTGGTTCTACCACTACAGGTAACTCTACTAGCGCGTTGGATGCTACTACCGTAACAACTACAGCGGCCTTCCGCATCGTAGCGGCTGTATCACCTATTGGTGACGCATTCCCAGATGTGTTGGTTAAAATTAACCCCGGATATAGCAGCATGACAAATGCTGTTGGCCTATAATTTAAGGAGCTGAATAATGGCTATTTCACGCGCCCAACTCCTCAAGGAGTTACTACCCGGACTTAACGCACTTTTCGGTATGGAATATGCGAAGTACGGTGAAGAACATAAAGAGATTTTTGAATCTGAAAGTTCTGATCGCTCCTTTGAGGAAGAAGTAAAATTGTCTGGTTTTGGTGCTGCCCCCGTTAAAAACGAAGGCTCCGCTATTGACTATGACAATGCACAAGAAGCATTCACTGCTCGTTACACTCACGAAACCATTGCTATGGGCTTCAGTGTCACTGAGGAAGCTATTGAAGATAACTTGTATGACTCTTTGTCATCTCGTTATACCAAGGCTCTCGCACGCGCTATGGCTTATACCAAGCAGGTTAAAGCTGCCACGATCCTAAATGGTGCCTTCTCTGGTACTACTTACGGTGATGGCAAAGCATTGTGTGTAACTGACCACCCATTAGTTGGTGGTGGCACTAACTCAAACCGTCCTACTGTTGCGGCTGACCTTAACGAGACTTCTTTAGAAGCTGCCGTTATTCAGCTTGCTGGCTGGACTGATGAGCGTGGCCTGTTGATTGCTGCAAAACCTCGTAAGCTAGTTATCCCACCTGCACTGCAATTCGTTGCAACTCGCTTGTTGGATACCGAAGGCCGCGTTGGTACTGCTGACAACGATCTGAACGCGATCCGTAACAACGGTTCAATTCCAGAAGGTTTCACAGTTAACCATTATCTGACTGATACAGATGCTTGGTTCTTAACTACTGACGTACCTAATGGCTTGAAGCACTTTGTCCGTACCCCAATGTCTACATCTATGGATGCTGACTTTGATACAGGCAACAGCCGTTACAAGGCTCGTGAGCGTTATTCGTTTGGCGTATCTGACCCACTTGGTATCTTTGGATCACCCGGTGCGTAAGACGCACTAGCGTTTATGCTGTATAAGAAGGGGGAACTTAGGTTCCCCTTTTTTTGTGTTGACTTGATACATTATAGGGTATACTTTCGGGCATACATCGGGAAACAATCCGGTGAATCTGACAGACCCGACTGACGATATGCAGACAGATTCACTTTACTCGCATATGAGGATTCTATAATGGCTAATACCACTTTTTCTGGCCCAGTCACTTCTACCGCTGGCTTTATCGGTGACATCATCGTCCCAACCTACACAGTTGCTAATGCTCCTTCCGCTGCTACAGCCGGTGCAGGAACACTTGTTTATGTATCCAATGGCGCAGCAGGCAGTGCAATTCTAGCCTTCTCTGACGGTACAAACTGGAAGCGTTCCGATACAGGTGCCACAATATCAGCGTCATAAGGACTAGGTTATGAGCAATCGTTTCACACCACCTTCTGATGAAGAGCTTGCTGCACGAGGTATTAACCCTGACGGCACCCCCATCAAAAAGGCGGCACCAAAATCAGTAGCGAAAAAAACTCCTACTAAAGAAGAAAAGGACTAATCATGTCTAATTCAGATGTACAAGCGAAGCGCATTACCTCGGCAGCATCATTAGCTGTCGGGCCTGCACGCATACGTCAGATACAAGTCTTAGTAGCTGGTACAGCGGGTCGTTTAACCATCACTGATGGTAGCGGTGGCCCAACTGTACTAGACCTAGATTTTGTTGCCTCAGAAACTCACTCGGTAAACATCCCTGATTGGGGTATTCGTTGCCAAGATGACGTTTTGATTACTGCGATGACTAATATCACCGCAATGACTGTATTCTACAGCTAGTATGCGTAGGTATTACAAAGCTGGGGGTAAGGTCGATAAGGCTAGTATGGCGTGCAATAAGCCACGTCGTACCCCTTCTCACCCTAAAAAATCCCACGTTGTGAAGGCGTGTGAGGGCGGCAAAGAGAAAGTAATACGCTACGGGGAGCAAGGTGCTAGTACCGCAGGTAAACCCAAAAAAGGTGAATCTGCTAGGATGAAAGCTAAACGCAAGTCGTTTAAAGCGCGTCATGCTAAGAATATAGCTAGAGGTAAGATGTCAGCGGCATACTGGGCAAATAGATCTAAATGGTAGTGAATAATGGCGTATCTACAGAGTAACATCCCGCATTTTAAATGTTGGGTGCGAAAGGAATACACACACAACCATGAGAAGTATCACGGCGAGTTTATTCACGCTATGGCTATTGCTGTTACGACCATGCCGACAAGATGTTTGAGCTTCCAGATGATATTTACTGGGGCTGAGACATATGACGATGATGAAGAGCCTAACGTACATGGCGGGGCAATGTGGGCACGTATGCCGATTACAGCGTTAGTAGGGGATACTCCGTATGAAGAGTGGCCCGAACCAATGCCAGTATGGGCAGCACAGCCTTGGGATTGTTCGTCTAGGGATCATTCGGTGTATGTACTAGATAGAGCCACACCGTGCCCTTGGATGGCTAAGATAGACGGG